GCGCCTGCTGCGGATCAAAGCCGAGCGACATCAGCGCGTTCACGCCGGGCAGCTGGCCGAGCGCGGTGCCGGTGATGCCTGCACCGCTCGCCATCCCAGCTGCGCCCGTCGCGTTGGCACCCTGTTGGTAGCCACCAGCGTAGGGGTTGTTCACACCCTGCTGCGTCAGCTGCTGATACTGCGGCAGCAGCTGCGCGGGAATGTTGTACTGCCCGAGCTGGCCGATGCCGCTGTAGGCCGCGGTGTCGGCGCCCGGCATGTTCTGCATCTGGTACTGGGGTGGCAGCTGGACCTGCGAGGCCGGCGAGCCGCCGAACAGGCTGGCGAGCGCGCCGCCGCCGCTGATCAGCGCGGGCGCGAGTGAGAGGAGACCTCCGAACGGCATGCTAGTCTCCTTCCTCGTCTCCGCACCAGTCGCGGCTGTAGGCGCCGCACGCCACGCACTTGCCGCAGCGGCCGGGCAGGCACGGCGGCGCGCCGTCACCCAGCCTGAAGAATTTTGCGATAGACCGTATCAGTCGCACTGTAGCCTCTCCGCAGGAACAGACCGTGCTTCGCCGTGACCTTCTCGGTCGCCTCCACCACGCTCACGCCAGCCTCGCGAAGGAACGTCTCCATCGCGGCGATCATCGCATTTCCGGTTCCACCACCTCGATACTCAGGATAGAGCCAGTACCAGGTGAGGAGGGCCCATCCCAGTCCGGAGTGATCGATGTGCGGATGTACAGCGGCGAAGACATATCCGACCATGGCACCGGCGGCAGTTCGGCCTGTAACGATCTGAAGAACTCCGACAAGATCGTATTGCAGGTATCGGTCGATATCGAGGCTGAAGGGGACTCGCTCGCGGTCAATGCCGTTCTCCTCCCAGTCCTTGCGGAGCATGGGCAAAATCTCGCGCAGGATCGGCGCCAGCCGCTCCCGTCGAAAGGTTACACCATCATGCTCGCCGAGCGGCGGATCAGGCGCAGCGGGGGCCGAGGACAGTCTCGTCGTGCGCTGTTTCGGATCGCGTCGCTTCGCTGTTGACACTCGTCTTGCCCAGTTTGCGGCTGGAGTCCTGCGTCGGCGGCGACTTGTTGGTCAAGCCCTTCAACAGGTTGCCATCGCTTGCGACAGTGCTACCCTTCGCCATCGGTCCCTCCAGGCTGGTTCGGTGCGGGCGTGTGATCCTTGACGATCTGGATCAGCTGGCTGAGCACGCTCTGCAGGTTGCCAATCTTGGCCGCGGAGTCGAGCACCCTGCGGTCGGTCAGCTGGGTCTGCAGTGCGCTCAGCCGCGTGTGCGGATGGGCCATGAAGTCGGCGCGGCGCTGTGCTTCGGCCTGCTGCTCCGCGGAAAGACTTTCCTCGCGGGCGGCCTCCAGCTTCTCTTCAAAGCCTTCGGCCTTCGGTTCGTCGGGAAGTCCCATGGGTGTTCTCCTCAGAAGTCGGCCGTGAACTGCATCGTGCCGCTGCCGGCGGCGCTGACCAGGAAGCACCCATCCTTGGCCGTCATGCCGGTCGTGGTGAAGTTGATCGATGCACCGTAGGGCGTGTTGGCACCGAGCGTCGCGGAGAACGGCGTCGACAGGGCCGTGGCCGTTTGCGAGGCCGACACCAGCTTGAACGTCGAGGCGGTCAGGGCGTTCGTGTAGGTCGGCGCCTTGATCATCGTGACCGGGAACGGGATCGCGGTGGTGCAGGTCGTCGTGGTGCCCTGCGCGCTGCCGCCGCCGACCATGACCGTACCGGCCGTGATCGTGCCCTCGTTGATGGCATAAAAATACCGCTCTGCGGTCACCAGCTCGTCGCCGTAGGACCGGAACTCGAACGCGGATGCCGAAGTCCCCTGCTCGAGCTGCACGCCCGTGAACCGGAAGCCGTCAGTCGTGCCGGCCGTGCCGCCGACCGTCGGGGTCCAGCACAGCGCGACCGCCGCCTCCGTTGCGGTGGAGGGCACCTGGAACGAGGTCGAGTACCGCGCCCACGACGAGGTGATCGTGAACGCCGTGGTCAGGGTCGAAGCGATGCCGGTGAAGGCTGGGGTGATCGCGGGCGAAGCCGTGAACGACTGCAGACCTTCATCCGTGCCGGTGCCCGTGAACAGGTAGGCGTTGAGCGTGGTCTGCTCCGCCAGCATGTTGGCGAGGCCCTGCGCGTAGAAGCTAAGGTTGACGTTCTGGCCCGCCAGCGGCGTGATGCGCGAAGTCGGGATTTCCTGCATGACGCACTGCGGCTGCGCCAGCGCGCCCGAGGTCCGGTAGAACACCATGCCGGCGTTGAAGGTCGGCAGTGGTGCGGCGGGCAGGTTGGACGTGATCACCTGAAGCGTGCCGGCGCCCGAGGTCACGTTGACGTTGCAGCCCCACCGATCGGCGGAGTAGGCGCTGGACGGGATGGTCGTGGTGCCGCAGGTGCGGGTGCCGGTGCCGCGCTGCTGGATCTGCATGCCACCATTGTCGAGCAGGTTGCGTGGCGTGGCATAGTTCGCCATCGTCTGCGGCGTGATCGCCGTATTGATGGTGTTGATCAGGAAGTTGAGAGTGCCGACGATCTGCGACGGCTCGCTGAAAGTCGGGGTTGAGGGGAGCAGCGGGACCGCACCCCATGCCGCCAGCGGGGCGAGAAAAGCAGAGGCAAACAGCAGTTTCCGTCCCAGATTGCGCATGCGAGGTCTCCTGATTTCGGGCATTCTACCCGGTTCCACTATAAAGATCAAACAGGTCAGAACTTGATGGCCTTGGTTACCAGCCCCACCGGTTGCAGTAAGAACGCGGTATTATTGGTGCCTAGCCCCGAGGAGGACATTGTACCGCTGGTCGACCCGGTCATCTGCGAAGCATTGGCAAAACCAGTGCCCGATGTTGGCAGATTCGTACCACCAGCGGACGTCGAGACCGAGGTATCCGTCACGGTGGCCGTCGAAGCCGGGAAATTCTGTGGCGACGAAGTGACTGTCACCGACAACGAACCGCCGACGGTGATATTCGGCAGGTTGCCCAGCGCGATCTGCTGCGTGGTCGACCCACACTTTTGACCGACCGTGCCGTTCTTGGCACACGCGTTCTGACTTAGTGTCGAGTTAGCCGGATCGGCACCAACCGATGCGCGTCCCTGCTGGTTCGGGATGTTGAACGTCGTGCTGCAGTCGCCCTGCGGCTGTGGCCCGATCGTCAGGGTCGTCGCGCCGTTCCCGCCCGCGTTGGCGCTGAGTGTGATGTGTGTTGGGTCCGGGATATTGATGATCGTGGCGTTGCAGGTGACGTTATTGCCACCGACAAAATAGCCAGAATTGTAAAGCCCGCTATTACCGACTGTGACTGTCGGACTACCGGTCGACGTCGTCGCAGAAACGCTGGTGAAGGCCATGCAGCTGAACAGCGCCGAGTACGTCGTACGCGATACCGCAGAACCATCCTCGAACAGATACCCCGAAGGGACGGTCACGCCTTGATAGTCGATCTCGGTGCAGGGCTGCACGTTGCCGGTCGGCGAAGGGCTGAGCAGCTGAAACTGTGTGCCGTCATAGAACCCGAGCGCGACCTGCGTCGCAACGATCTCGCCGCCGCCGAGCGCCGCAAGCCCCGCTGAAGTGCGCGCGAGCACGTTGGTCGCGCCCTTGCCGTTGATGTTCCACGTCGTGGCACCGGTGTTGCTGAAGCCGGCGATGAAGCCGACGAACGTGCCAGGCGTGAGCGTGAAGTTGCCGGGTGTGAGCGAGGCTACGACCTGCGCGTTGCCCGAGCCAGTCGATGTGCCACCAATGAACCACTGCGTACCACCCTCAGAGGACGGGAGCGGCGTCGTAAGCCCGAGCAGCGAGGTGATGTCGGTGTTTGCGCCCGCGGTCGCGGCTGATGCGAGACAGGCGACCAGCGCATTGTAGTTCGCCATCACCTGCGTCGCATCGGCCGTTGTGCCGTTGGTCAGCGTGAACGGCAACGAGCAGCTGATGCCGGCCGAGGCGACTTGCGACCACAGCGAGAAGAGAATGGCAGCGAAAATCCGTTTCACGTCATCACCCCTGTTGCAGATATCCGAGCTCCTGGTAGCGCAGGTGCAGGCGCCCGATCTTGATATTGGCCGCGCTGGCGCCCGACACGACGATCGCCATCCGACGAAACACGATCGGAAAGTGCCACTTAAGCTGCCGCGGGTAAAGCGCGTTGGCGATGCCCTGCCACAGTGCCTGCCCCCAGGTGAAAGCCCCCCAGAGCGTCGACGCGCCCGCCGGCTGCACGGTCACAGTGTCGATGATGATGCCCGCCTGGTCCTGCGCAGACACGTTGATCGTCGTGCCGGTAATCAGCGCCAGATGCAGGGTGCTCTCGATCATGGCGATCTCGCACATCTGATCGGTGTCAGGCAGCATTGGCGTGTTCCACTGCCACGACAGCTGCTGACCATTTTCGACGAACACGCTGGTCGCGCTCTGCACCACATCGCTCTGCCACAGGGCCCCGTTGGCGCCCTGCAGGGTCACGATGAACGTGCCCGAGTAAGGCTGCATCAGAGACGCCGCCTGCGTGTGCGGGCCGGACCAGCACTTCCTGACGAAATCATACCACCACTGTTGCTGCGGGTTTCCAGGTGCGTTGCCGTTTTGCAGCTGCACGCGGTAAACACCGCTGTTGTAGGAGGCACAGACACGCGACGGCACGAGTGAGCCGAAGAACGGGAGGGTGATGCCCTCGCCACTGTTGCCGATCGGGTCGCTCACGCGTGCGTCGAAGTCAATCACCCGCAGCCCATCGGGTGCCGCAAACGCGATGCCTTTTGACGTCGTGACGATGCTCAGAGGAGACTGAGTGCCGGTCGCGACGTTCAGCGCGTTGACCGCCAGGTTGGTGAGCGAGAAGTCGCCCGTCACCTGGTACATGTTGGTCGCGCCCTTGAAGATGATCAGTGACTGGATGATGCCGCCAAGCTGGTTCTCCAACGGCAAGCCGACCGCCGCGGTCAGCGCGACGTTGTCGCCGAACGTCAGGATCTGGCTGGCGTTGGTGATGACCGTCGGGTTGAGCTGGTCAGACATGTACGCGCCGGGCTGCGCGCCGGGGGGATTGACGAGGAAGAAGCAGCGCCCGTTGAAATTGGCCACCCACTGCGGCGGCGCCACCAGCGCGTTGGTCGTCGTGTTAGTTGCCGTCCAGGTCGGCGCAGCCGGGTTCGTGATGTCCATCACGCCAAAGAATGCCCCGCCCCCGCCGGTGAAGCCGGGATGTGCGACGATGATCTTGCTGCCGATCAAGTCGAGCGACGGCGGGACCCATGCCCCCGACGTCTGGGGGCTGATCGGTGTGTTGCCGTTGGTGATCCCGGTGATGGGGATGAACGTCCCTGTGGGGAAATCATAGATGAACGGCGCGTCATGCCCGGGGAACGTGCTCGCCGCCACCATCCCATAAGCGCGCGTGCCGATGATTTTAAGGCAGGAGATGAAGCCGGCCGTGAAGCCGGCGCCGCCACCAAACCCGGATGAAAAGCCCGACGAGAACGGATTGAGGAAGGTGCTGGCGTTGAAGGACGCGGCGAGCGTTGCAGCCGGCCGGCACTGCCAGAGGTCGCGCGTCGTAGGATCGGGGATCAGATCCTGCAGTAGCGCCATCGCACCGGACGGCGCGGTCGAGGAGTCAAGCGTATCGGAAGCCCCTTGCGGGGACCAGACGAGGGGCTTCCCTGGTAGCGGACTGTTCAACGGGTCCCATCAAAAATGCTTGTTCAACTCCAGCGTGACGATGCTCGCCGCTGGCTGACCCTGCTGCGACGGCGCGTAGAGATACTTTGCCTCGGACGTCCAACCCGCTGCGATCACGGTCTCGATGCCGGCACCGTTCACCCACTGACTGATGCCACGACGCTGCATGCCGCCAAACACGAAGAACGGCGTCGAGCTCGCCAACAGGTTGGCCGGCACAGTGAGCGGGATCGGCAGCTGAGACGGCGTCGTGGTCGCGACCTGCGTCGAGGGGAAGAAGTTGTAGCCGAGCTTGATCAACTCGGTCCCGATGAACTTCGACCCGCGGTTGGTGACGACCGGCAGATTGGCGCTGGTGTTCGTCGTGAACTCGTAGCCGATCCCGCCCTCGAGCGCGGCGAACAGCTGCCCGGTCCAGAACTGATAGCCGCCCTGCACCTTGAGCGCACCGCCGGCCGCGAACACCGAGCCGTTGATGCCCTGCCCGATGATGTCGGCGTTGCTGCCGTCGCCGAGCAGGCCGAAGCCGGCGTACCAGCCACTGCATGCACCCGCGACACAGGGCAGGGGGGCGACCGCGGGCGCCTTGACACTGAGATCCGCAGCGAACGCGGGCGACGTGAGCAGCAGTGCTGCGAGCAAAAGCTTCTTCATGGGAAGTCCTCAGGGCTTTGGCGCCGCCGGTCCCAGCAGAAATTCGTTGGCAGCGCCAGGTTTCGATGGGATCGCGTGTAGCACGGCGTTGACGGCGTTGCCGACACCCAAAAGCAACACACAGACGGAAAGTATGATGTTCGCCGTGTGCTCACCGAACAGCGTGGTGAACTGCGTCCCAGCACCTGCTAGGAAACTGATCACCGCCAGCACAATGCTCAGATAGAAGCCAATTCTCGGATCGATAGTCATGGTAGCCCCCTAGTTGCAAGTGTTCGTTCCGTTCGGGTTCACATAGCAGCCGTCCCGGAGGATGTTCAGCAGCGGTCCCTGCGCGGTGCCGTTGAGCTGGAACGTGTTGCCGTAGACAACACCGTGATCGATGATGAAGAACCCGCCGGGAAAATTCGGATTGCCAACGCGGTTGATCTGCATCAGCGAGGACCCGCTGTCGCTGTTGCCCTGCATCGTGCTGTGGGCGACCTGCATGAAGCCAATGCCGGCGCTGCCACTCACGGAAATAGGGCCAGTCTGCAGGATCGCGGAGTTCCACGCGAGACCGATGTCAAGAAAAGCGCAGGCACCAAACCAGACGTTGCTGAGTTCGACGAACGAACTGTCGAACACGTCAAGACAATCGGCACTGGCAGTCGACCCCGACGCCGTGTCGATCGTGACCCCTTCCAGTTTCATGCCCGTTGCGGACAGTGTCACGCCTGGCTGATTCGCACACCCGAGTGCGCCGGGATAGATCAGGGCGCCAAGCGTGTTCGCCGGATCACCGCGGAGCGTGGTCGGCAGATATTTTCCAATGAAGTAGTTGTTGGTCGCACCCGACAACAAACGCGGCACATCGCCGCCCTGTCCGGTCAAACGGTTCGAGGCCATCAAACCGCAATAGTGCGCCTGCACGCCACCGCTGCCGGCGGCCAACTGGATCGTAGAGCGCCACTTGAACTGGAGATCATAGTTCATCTCCAGATCGGAACGCGCCCGCTGCGGCGTCGCATAGGGTGCGGCCTGCGTGCCGTGCCCGTTTGTATCATCACCGCAGGTCGTGACATTGACGTTCGGCGTTCCCGGCCAGTACATGCTTGTGCAGCTGGACGCAGGCGCGACGTAGAGCACGATATCGGCAGTCGGTATTGTGCGCTGTGCCAGCGCAGGCGTCGCTAACAGTGTGAGAGCGAGGAAAAACATCCGCAGCATAAAAGTCCTCATTATTGATTTTCGTAAACTCCGGAGGCGATGACGTGCGATGTTGATGCAAAAACCGACAGATCGGCGATCGTACATACCCCGGTTGTGGCTCCAGATGCCCCGATCCCGCACACCGCGCCCTTGCCAGTACTAACGAGTTCACGTCCAGCCATACCGCCTGCTGAAGCTGATGTATTCGGCAGATTGAACGTGACTGCATTCGTGCAGGTGCCGATCGCCGTGAACGTAAAATCGACCTCGATGTGCGTGACCTTGCCCCAGGTTTTAGACCGGGACGAGTTGTTCGTGATCGAAGCCGTGCCGCACGAGAACGACGGTGTGAATGCAGTCCACGCCGTGTTCGGCATCTGCGCGTCGGGCAGGTTTCCGCTGGTAACGTTGCTCGCGCTCAAGGACGAGATGTTACTGCCGTTGCCGCTCGATGGCGTCCCGAGCGTTCCATTAATGAGAACCACACCACCTACGCCACCCGCATTGTTACTCAGCGCTGTCGCCACCCCCGTGCCAAGCCCGCTCACACCCGTCGAGATCGGCAGTCCCGTGGCGCTGGTCAGCGTTCCAGACGACGGCGTGCCGAGCGCGCCGTTGAACAGGACAGGGGCACCCGCCGATCCGACGTTCACACCGAGCGCGGTCGCCACCCCCGTGCCGAACCCCGAGATATCAGCAATCGCGGGTTGCGCGCAGGAGTAGGAGCTGAGCGTCGCGATCGACACGAGGAACTGGTGGGTCGAACAGGTGAACGAACTCGCACCGTTGATGTCGGTGTATGAGTTCACAAGGTCGAGCACAGTCGATCGCAGCAGCGCAGGCGTGATCGCGCCGGCTGTGTTGTCCGGCCAATTCGTCGCGATGTCGGTCGCGATCTGCGCTTTGGTGCAAGGCGTCGTGCAGTTCGCGTGCGCAGGCATTGGCTCCGCGAACCAGACGAGCGCCAGCGCGAGGAACGGCAGTAGCCAGCCAATCGTTTTGGTATTTTTTAGCAGGTCGAACGAACGACCCCAGCGCCGCCGATCGCGGCCGACGGTGTGCACCGCGCCCTCGCGGTCCTCAACGTTCTTCAGGTAGGTGCTAAGCTTCGCCTTCCAGCTGGTCGGATGCTTCTCGACGTCCTCACTCATGTATGCCTCGTAGCGACTGTCACCTGTGATCCCCATCAACCGGCCCGCGGTGCTGGTAATCAGGATCTCGGTGTTCAAGAACCACGGGACCGTTGCGCTGCTCTCTGGCGTCGCGATATCGGGCATCAGGCGATAATAGCGCATGATGCACGGGTAGGCCCCACTCGCGGGGGGCCAGACGAACAGCTGCGGCGGACTCACCGATAAATCGGTCGCATAGTAATAAGGAAAATTCTGAAAACCAGGCGTCTGCACCATCCAGTCATACTCGGCCTTGGTGCACTGGATCAGCGGGTATGGCACGCCGTTGATGGTGTAGAAGAACTCGTCCTTGCCGTCCTTCACCTGCGTGCGCAGGTAGTCCGCCGGCAGCGTGTAGGGGCCTGAGCCCTGCCCCGCTGTCGAGTTGAACGAAAAAGCGTTGGTGCCGAGCGCAGCATCGAGGTCATAGCCCTGGCACAGGTCCTGCAGGGTCGCGTTGAGAAACTGTCCGCCCTGCGAAGTGAACCCGGGGCACTTCGCAATCTGGCAGCTCAGTGTGACGATCTGCTGCGCCTGTAGCGGCATTCACTCCACGTCAGAGATGACGCCCCTTGCTTTCGCGATCTCGTCTTCGAGGCGCTTGATCTCGTCCTTGGTCCGCTCGATCAACGCCACCGCCTGCGTCTTCTGGTTCAGCTCGGCCTCGCTGAGCTTGAACGCGCCCTTCTTGCCGCGTGCTTCCCACGCGGCCTGCGCTTTGTCCTCGATGCGCGCGTAGTCCTCAGCCATGTTGGCGAGCTTCTGCTTGTGCATGTCGAGATTGGCCTCCAGTCCCTCAACCTGAAGCTTCGCCTCCTGCCGGTCGACGACCTTGTTCAGCTTGTCGAGAATGACATGGTAGACTCCTATCTCCTCGTCGCGCGCGAGATAGGTCTGCACGACGATCGAGCGGTTCGATCCGACCTGCGTCGTGATGGTGATCGCACAGGCCGTGGCTTTTTCGTCCGGCGCAGCGTATTCCTGCTCCGGATCAATTCCCTTTGGCATGTCCAGCATTACTGCTCCGAAGTGTCCAGCGTGATGATCCCATTCGCACCGCGAGTGGGGGCGTTCACATGGCCCCGTCCAAGGACCATGTTGTTCGGCCGCCGGTAGGCGTTGAAGCGGCTCCGGCCGTCGATCTCGTCCTGATGCGCCCACGACCGCTGCATCTGCTCATAGAGCACGGCAGCGCGCGAGGCGGGCACATCGTAGGTGTAATCAGCGAAATACTGATCGCCGTCGATCAGCAGGAACGGCACGAAAGGCGCCACGTTGATCGTCACGGAGACCGAACGCTCCTCGGGGATCTGCGCGCGCCGCAGTTCAGCCAGCTGCTTCGCAAAGTAGGCATCCCGCGCATCCTGCGTCATCTCCTCGCGGATCGACGCTTCTGCGGATTTGCGTAGCGCGAGCTTGTCTTCGTCGGACAATAGCTTCGTATCGATCGGGATCTTGCGCGGCTCGCGGGGTTTTCTCGCCATGGTCAGCCTCCGACGTGGGTCCACGCCGCGTTGGCGATGGAGTTCTTTGAGACCAGGATCGGCCAGCCCTGACTGTCGACCCCGACATAGTCACCCGGCAGCATGCGCAGCACACCACGGTTGGGGACGTATAGCAGCCCCGTCTGAGCCCACGCGCCGGGCCAGATCGGCTTGAGGTTGTTCTGGTCGTCCTTGATCGCGTTGGCGATCGCGGCGATGTCGGCGGCAGCGAGGGCGCCCCCGAACAGCTTTGACGTCAGCGAATTATTCGCCGTGGTGCCGAGCGTGCCCGTCGCCATTTAGCCCGTCCCAGTCGAGAAGTTCTGGATGCGCGTGATGTTCGCGGTCATCTGCGCAGCGATGTCGGCGGCCATCGCGTTCGTCAACGTCGTGATATCGGCGGCCAGGAACGTATTGGTGTTCTGACCGCCCTGCGCGTTGTTGAACTCGATCGACTGCGCGCCGCCCGCGGGGGCCTGTGGGAGAGAGGGCGCGAGCCCTCCGCCCATCACGCCGATGCCCGGGCCCACCCAGTAGACCTGAACCTGATAAGCGATCCTGTAGGCCATCGTGGGTCTCCCTTAGCCGAAGGTGGTCGAGAAGGCGCTGGTCGACTCGATGCGCATCATGAACTGCGCGTTCGAGATCAGCGTCCCGTAGAAGTTCTTCCAGCCGACCACCCGCAGCTGGTTGAGCGGATCGCTCTTGTCCGCCTCTTTCAGGTAGGTGAACTTAGCGTTGTCAAGCACGACCTGCGCATAGGCACCGCGCCCGAAGATAAAGGTCGGATATACCGTGACGCCGGTGGCCGGCGCGGCGGGCGGCACCTGCGCGGCGCCGATCGCGGTCACCGTGCACACCGTGTTCGGCGGCAGCTGCGTCGCCTGACCCTGCAGCGGACCTTGCAGCGGGCCTTGTGCGCTGACCCCGAGGTTGAACGGTGCGGCGCCGGCGCCCACGCCGATATAGCAGTTGTAAGTGAAGCCGGGGGTGTTCGGCGTGGTGAACTGGATCGCGCCGTTGGCACCGACCACGATGTTCGCCGAGAGCTGATAGATCGCGCTCTCATACTGGTTCTGCGTGTCCTGCCCGGTGATCTGGATGGTGTAGGTCGCGGCCGCGAGCGAACCCCCCGCGACCGCTGCACCGTTGACCTGCGCAATGCCGGTCCAGGATGGGACCATGTTGGTCTTGCAGAACCGGATGCCGCCCCACTCGCCAGCCTCGTAGTTGTAGAGGCGATTGAGGTCGCTATACGACCACGCGGTGATCACGGTCTGGTTCTCGCGGAAATCGCCGATCACCAGCGGATGCATGACCGCCACGTAATGAGGCATCTTCCGGGGGTTGCTCGAAGCCTTCGCGCCCCCAGCGTCGGCGTCGATCTTCATGTCGGTGATCTCGTCGCCCATGTAGCGGGGCGCGCCGAGGGTCTCCAGGATCGCGTTGGCGCGGTTGATCTCGTGCGGGTTGATCACGTCGCCCGCGACCAGGCTGGCCCGCGCGCCGCGGCTATTGACGTAGTTGATCTGGCTGCCAGCGAGCAGATTGACGAAGGTGTTGCGCTCCATCGTCTCCGCGAGCTGCAGCGCGACGAGCTCGATCGCCTTCTTGAACAGCGGATGTTTGATGGTCATCTCGGCGACGTCGGTGATGGTCACCTTATCGCCCCACTGCTGCGCCTGCGCCGTGACCTGCTGCAGGGTCATGGTCTGACCCTGCGGCGGAACGCCTTCGGCAAGCGGCGCGAACGGCAGCGGCACACGGTTGTAGCGGCTGGCGGTGTAGGTCGTACCCATGCCCTTCGGCAGGGTCGCCGGGTCACCGAACTGGTAGACCACCAACTGCCGACGTGCCAGCGGCAGCGTCTTGGCCGCGATGTACGTCGTTACGTCGCCCGAGAATTGTGAGGCTACGTTCGCCACCATTACCGTTCTCCACAGTTATAGCGGCGCATGGCCGCGTCAGATCGGGATATCCCCGAACTTGTTCTCGAAATCTGCCACTGTGTCGCCAGTGCGACCACGCTCACGACGCGGGCTCGCGACGTCGCCACGACCGTTTGCCGGCCTGGCCTGCTGCTGCTGACGACGAGCGCGCGCAGCTGGCTTGCCCTTGCCCTGCTGCTGCAAGACTTTTTGTCCGATAAGGTAGGTCGCGACGTCCAGGCGTGAGATCGCGGTGCCGTCGCGCTGGTTGATCTCGCGGCGCATGCGCTCAACCTCAGGGGCGATCTTTCGGAGCAGAGGCTGCTCCGCGGCGCGTGCGTCATAGGCTGACCGATCACTCTGGTCGAGCAGCTGCGCCGTGATCTGCGCCTGCTGCCGCTCGTGGCGCTGGAGGCTCTCATTGACCATCTCCATCGCCCGCTCCTCGGGCGACATGAGGGCGAGGCGCTCGGCGCGCTGAGCAGGTGTCTCAAGGGGAGCTGCGGGCTGGCGGCTGATCTGGTCCAGCCGGCCGCGCATCTCGGCGATCTCACGGGTGAGCCGGGCATTCTCCTCGGCGCGCTCGCGGGCGACGCGGCGCAGCTCGCCGACCTGCCGATCGCCGCGCGACTGTCGCGCTGCAGGCTCTGGTGCGGGTTCGACATCCGGATCGACATCGGGGTCTTCGTCGTCCTCGGGCTCATCAACGGGTTCGTCGGTAGGATCGGTGACTGTCTCGTCATCATCCAAGTTCGGCTCCGGGATCACGTCGTCGATCGGATCGGTCGGCGGGTCCGGTGGAGCAAAGGTCGCGGTCGATGACAACAGAAAGTTGCGGATCTTCATGGTCTGCCTCTCTGGTGGCTTACGGCCATCCGGTCGGGTATGCGTCGAGGGGCAGGTTACGCCTGCCATGCGTCGGCGGGGAACATGGAACGCTTTGTATAAAAAGTCAATTCCGGGCCTAATACTCCCGGTCGACGGTCTCGGCCTGGTGGTTCTGGACATACCCCCGGCCGCGCCGGAGGTCTTCAACCCGTTGCTCGAGCATCAGCATCCGCTGGCTCTGTGCGTTGAGCCGCTCGTCCTGCACCGCCTGCTTGGTGATGACCTGCGCAAGCGCCGATAGCTCCTGCTGCATTTTGGCCAGCTCCTTCTGGAAAGCCTTGAGCGTTATGTCGTTTCGGACGATCATGACGATCCCTCCGAAAAGAAAAATCACGGTCTGCAGCCCCAGTCCCAGCAAATTCGTCAAGTGTTCAGCCATTCCCCTCCACCAACGTGTGAGCGTTGTGCAACGCAAACGCAACACGCGCATTCCAACCGTTCTTGAACTTCAGGTCTTTCGGCCTGTGGGCGATGATCTGCTTGTAGCGCGCAAGCCGAGCTGCGCCGATCTTGTCGATCAGCACCGTGTGATCCGCCTTCACCAGCGCTGCCGACGTCACGACACCGATGTGTCCGTCCGCGCTGACGCCAAGCGCGTGCTGCAGCGTCATGATAGCCGTCATCGGGCCCGACAGCACGCTGTCGTCGAACAGCATGTAGTCGACGCCAGGCGGCATCACCGGCCCGTAGGGCATCCAGTAGGAACGGTGATAGATATCGTCAACCACTCCATCTGGAGCCTCCCAGACGTCCCCCGGCTTGAGTCCAGCCATCTCACAATACGCGTTGTACTCTCGCTGAGTAATACCGCGAGAGGTACGACCGCCGCTATCAGATGGATCGTCGTCATTGCCACCCTCTGAATGTCGCACCCACGCGAGCGATTGCTTGAAATTTGCCTCCATTTATTCCTCCGACCATTCGGCGTCGATCGCCCAGCTTGCGCCCGCTGAGGCCGCGTTCACGCAGATCCCCTGCGACGTGCCGCGCAACACCTGCGGCTGATCCCAATAGGGAGTAAACTGAAACAGCCCTTCTGACACGCCCCCCGCAGCTGCCGCAGGAAGAGTGATATAGCGGTCGCGAACGCGCCCCACTGTCGTGCCCGGCGTCGGCGCCGAAGTGAAAAACATCGCACTACCTGTCACGGTCGGATTTGCGGAGTCGCTAGAGACCGGCGTGATTGCCGTCAAACCTCCCCCACTCCCCAGCGTGCTGCGACGGATGATGCCCATTTCTGTCGTGCTGGTTGCTGAATTGACGCCAGTGATGCGCACCCCTTTGACCTTTACGATCTTGGTTGCGCTGCCATAGACACAGAACAGATCGCCAACACCGCTGTTCGCGAACGAAGCGCTCGCACTGTACGTATTGACATCGGTCTGCCCGGTGATGACCGCCGGTGTCTTGGGGCTGCTGCTTTGCGCATGCGCGACCTGCGCAAGCAGAACGGCAAGGAAAAGCACCATCAAAGACACGATGCTCTGCATCCAAAGCATCGTTCGCGAATGCCTCAGCACTTCCTTCATCTCTACCTCCTTGGGGCCGCCCCCGGGTCCTGCATCCTGTCGGCGTGGATCGCGCCCGGCGGGTTCTGACCACCGCGTGGCGCCTGCGACTGTGCGCCCGGCCGCGGACCACCACCCTGCGGACCGCCGGGTCCCTGCATGGCCTGCATCGACTGCGCTGCCATCATCATCTTCTTGTTCATCTGTTGCCGGTGCAGCAGCATGTGCTGGCGCACCGAGCCATGCTCATCGCCCTGCACCATCGCCTTCAGATGAACCTTCAGGTGCTCCTGGTCCTCATCGAGCTCGTGGATCGGCAGGTCGAGCCCCTCCATCAGGAACTCGTTCTCCATCTCTGGATCCATCGACAGCTTTGCCTTGAGATTCTCAAAGATCTCGGGCGCAAGGCGCGCACCGAACGTGTTCTCGACCAGCGATAAGATCACGGGCACGAGGTTCAGCTTGTAGCCTTCGTAGGACTGCGGTGGCATTTGCTTCAGCACGTTGACCATCGAAACCTGCCCCTGCAGCGCCTGCGCGCTCCGCGATGCCTCGACGCCCCACCACCGGAACTCGAACCGCCGGCTGTTCTCCAGGATCGGCACGTCGACCATTTTCGCCCGCAGCGCCATCTGGCCGAATTGTTTGACGCTGATCGGCTTGTCGCGGAACTGATAGTCGAGATCGGTGAACCAGCGCAGCAGGGGCGTGAGGATCTCGTCCTCCAGGTTGGTCGAGATGTCGTCGGCTGAGATGATGTCGACCTGCTGCTCCAACGCGATCTCGGCCTGGTTGCGCTTGCCAGACTTCTGCCCGCTCGACTGCGGCATCATCGCAGGACTCACCGACAGGATCTGAAAAATCTCGTTCTTGATCCCGGCAACGATCGTCAGCGCATCCTTCCACAGCGCAGGAAACTGCGCGAATTTTGTGTCGTTCGGGTTGGTCTCCCAGATCGCCGCGAGGTTCAGCACCATCGAGCCTACGCGCGGGTTTTTTGACGGGTCAGTCATCACGATCGGCATCAGCGCGTAGGCCGCGCTGTCCATGCCCTCATTCCAGGTGTCGTTCGCCGAGTACTGCAGGTCGGCCGCCGGCTTCACCTGGCTCTTGCCTTTGAAGACGTTCGACACCTTCTTGACCGGCGCCGACAGGATCGGGCACTTGTCGTTCCAGTAGGGGTTGCGCTTGACGCTCGCGATCATCTCTTCGTTCGACGCGGTGTTGCCCTTGGTACCCGCGTAATAGATGCGACAAAGCCGACGCTCTTCTCCGTCACTCCCTTCGACCTTCAGCTTGGTCCAGGTCTCGTAGAGCGTCAGCTCCTTGCCGCCCGAGCCCATCGAGATGCCCGCGGCGTCGACATGCTTCTTGTTGGCCTCCGGCGCGCCCTGCTCGTCCTTGGTCGCACCGAACATCTTCAAGAGTTCGTCACCGACGTCGGGGTCGATCTCCTCCTCGTCGATCGCCTGCTCTATGCGCGCCTTGCTCCAGCGCCGTATGACCGTCGCAGAGCCTCCTTTTGCCAGAGCCTCTCCAACGCTGTTGGCGGTGTGGGGTAGCACGCAGACATCTGCGTCCGCCAAAACTTCCACCACCGGCGACATGTGAAACGTCTCGACTTCCTCGACGTCGTACTCATCGTCGTCCTCCACCGTAGGATCGTCGACCTCTTCACCCTCGATCTCGATTTTTGGTGTCGTGCGGTAGACCACGTGCCGTGACGAGTTCTCCCAGCCGACATAGAGGTTGTACTGCCCCTCAACGTCGCCGTTGCGCATCAGCGCCGGCACCACCTGCGTACGCAGCCGCGTCTTGCGGATGTAGTGCTCCAGCAGCGCCATGATGTCGAACGGCTTCTCGTCGGAGGAGATGCAGTCGACGGTGCGCTGCGAGCGCGGGAACAGCTTGTTGACGACGCGCACCACGCGCGCCTCGATCGCCTGGTAGACGATCGGCAGGTAGACCTGCGAGTTGCCCGAGTATGCCTGCCGCGGGCTCGGGATCTGGTCGTAGATGTCCCAGTAGTCGAGCTGGTCGTTGCCACGCTCCCACTGCGCCTCAAAGCCTTTCGCGACGTCCTTCATCAGGTCGATGACGGCTTTTCTGATTTTCTCGTCGTTACAGAGCTCGTCGTCGCGGTTGGCGGCCGCCTCTATCCGACCATCCTGCTCCGGATCACTACTGTCGGTATTTGTGCTGTCACCACCGGTATCCTGAGGGGTCGGCGCCGAGGTATCGCCGGGATCACCACCCACGACTTTCAGATCGGGCTTAGTCCGTTTTGAGCGCTTGGCCACCAGCAGGCACCGTGGGTTTGGCCGACAGGTATCTTCGGCCGGTCACCGGATCAATAGCATAGTTCCGCTGGTCGGCACCATCCCCTACCGCGCTGGTGACCGTCGCCGCGACGAACGCCTCCAGCCCCTCCATCAGAGTTTTATACGGTCCGTCGTCCGCGGTGCCCACGAGGTCTGACGTCTGCCCCGGTTTTATGGTGCGTGCGTAGCCGCCCGCGAAGGCGTTGAGGGTCCAGCGAGCGCGCGGGGAGACCTGCAGGCTGGGGCGCCCGTGGGTCAGCGCGTCGATCTTTTTGCGCAGCTCTTCGCGGCCGATTGTCGGATCGCCGCCAGTGCGCAGGGTCACTCTGAGGCGGGTGCAGGCGGCGCGCAGTCCGACGGTGTCGTAGGACTGCCAGT